GTCGATGTGCCGCCTGCGAATGCAGTCGTAATCGCAAAGTTCATGTAAAGGTCTTGACCTTCACCCATGTCGCGAGCTTGTGACAGATCGATTGTATCGGTTGACACAGCAGTTGTAGTAACTGCTTGGTCGGTAGATACACGGAGGAGTTTATCGGTAATCATGGTTTGTTTCCTTTTACAAAGTGGGTTTAGCTAACAACGGCTTCGGTGTTGAGCAATGCATCAACACGACGCAGTGGAACGCCCAAGAAGGACAACCACGAATAAGGCATACCGAACTGGCTCAAGCCTTCGTTGATCTTCAAGACGTACTGGCTCTTGTCCAGTGCAGCAATCGACATACCAGAGTGAACAGTGCGGTTCATGTAGAACACAGCGCGGCCCATCTGCATGTTTGGAATGCGGTACAGTGCGCGAGCCATCAGTTTGATGACAGCAGTAGCAGCAGATGCAGCTTGCGTGCCAGTTTGAGCGATCAGGTCAGACACATCGATGTTGCAAATGCGTACGACATAGCGCCAATCTTTAACGACAAGACCGTTCTTCCACTGGTAGCGAGTAGCCAACGCTTGCATGCGTGTGCCGTCGCTGTTGTAAACAGTCTGCTCGCCAAGGTCTTCGTGGACCAGACCAGCCTTCGAGCCTTTGGGGAATGGGCAGTAGACAGTGTTGTCACCCCAAACAACCAAATAGATCGAGGTGTTGTCCGAACCAGAACCACCAGCCGACAGAATGTTTTGTGCGTTAGCAGCAGTCAGGCTCGAGTAACGTGCAGCAAGGCCCAGAAACTGCTTTGGATCAACGCCGGGGTTACCGTAGAACATTGTGCTTGCTTGCGTTTGGTTCATTGCTTCCAAGAACGCTGTGTCTTCCGACAAACGGAATTGAGCAGTGTTGCCGTTGAGCATTGCCAAGTCTTTGTCAACTTCGCTGCGAGCTTCCAAGATGCCGCAAGCTTCGTCAACTTGTGCAGTTGTCGATTTGCTTGATGGGATACCTTGGTTCAGCGCGCGCCAGTAAACAGTTGGCAGGCCTGTACGGATAACAACGCGCTCGCCAGTTGGCAAGTTGCCTTCTTTAAAGACTGCGTCTTCGAGGATTTCATTGGATTGCGAAAGCAATTCTGCGACAACAGGAACGCTGCCATCAGGATCAACTCGCTTGGCCCAATCAGCCAGTGTCAAAGAACTATTCGATAAGGTAGACATTTAGAACTCCTAATTAAAATTACTGATTTGAATATAAAGCCGACGCAAGGTCGTTGAAATTCTTGGGTCCAGATTTCTGATTTCCCTTACTTCCACCGACAAATGTGTCCTCACTTATTGCCTTTCCAGCGCGGTACATAAACCGAATCACCTCCGGGTTATTTCCCAAGCCAGATTCTTCCAACAACGTGCGCAATTGAGGCGATCCAAATTTGTCAAGAGCCTTCTTTGCGACAGCAAGATTTTCGTTAAGCTTTTCGCCACCAAATTCTTGATCGACCTTTGCGGCCTCTGCCCAATCGTTCTTCACAGATTGAATCTGCTCGACTTGCCTTGCCTCGATCAACGGGGCAATCTTGTCGATCATCTTTTGCGCGGCCTCTTGTGGCAGATTCAATTCCTTTGCAACTTCCGAATATGCTTGCAACACACCCGGATCGTATTCGCGGCCTTCAGGGGCTTTGAATTCGTATTGTTCTGGAGCGCCTTCCGGTGCTTCATTGTTTGCATTGGCGTTGCCAGCATCGTTGGATTGTTGCCCATCTTGCTGGTTCTGCGTACCTTCAGCCTGCTGCTGCGTAGCGTTCTGCTCACTTCCCGTCGGTTGTGTGCTTCCCGCTGCTTGCGATGCGTTGCCTTCAGTGGTCGTTGCGGCTTCCGTCATCAGCGATTCTGTCATTCTGTTGCTCCTTAACCATCACAGGGTAAAGCTCTGGGCATAGCAAGTGAATCATCGAAAGCGTGCGATTACCGAAGTTCCTGTTACCTTCTGCGAATGCCATTTGCATCGCATTGGTGTTAAACGACAGTCGGAACACGCCAGATTGATTCAGAAGACGCCAAACTACACGACGCCCCCGCTTACTACCCATGAGCCACTTAATGTCTGCTTGCTCGTTCTCCGATGAAATTCGCTCTCTGACTTCCTTTTCGGATTTAGAGAGTTCCTGCCCTCGTAGGTCAAGCGGATCATAATCACTCATGTTGTTAATCTATCCACATCTGCAATTGATACGGGTACCGATCAGTCCGTATTTCTGATCAATATGCCCTCGATCTGCATTCCAATTTCAGCGGTAATGTCTGACTTGCACTGCCATTGGCAATCAGTCTTTTGTGCATAACCACGCTGGACCGATTTCTCCGAAATGTATGTAGACTCAAAAGGCACTTCCAAAACGGCACGAATAATACCAGCGGGACTGATTGTGTACGATCTATAGTTGGTCTTTTTGTTGTTGCCCTGATGGGTGTAAACATTGACCTTTGCCAAGTAGAAAGTGTAGTTTGCAGGCACTGTGTAAATCGTCATGCTGCTTGTGCCAGCCCCAATTTTGATCTTGGCATACACCTGTGTTTTGCCTGCGTTGCCAATCGAGATATCGCCTACAGGATTGACCGTCCCAGCAACAGCAATGCCATTGATGCGCAAGTAACTGTTAACCGTTGTCACCCCAGTGGTGCCGTTTGTCAACACAATTACTTCTGATGTCAACTCATATAGGGCGTTCAGCCCATTGATTACAAGCACGACGCTAGTATCAGACGCGCTGCTGCTGTATACCAACATCTGGCTGGCAGAAACCGGATATACATATTGCGTTGCGTTTTCCCAGATTGGCATAAATGTCGCGCCAACAGCAGCCTGATAACCAGAGATATTCAGGCTCGTGTGGCCTTGAATCAAACCACGCGCGCATTGCAACTCGAATGGCTCGGACGATTTAAGCTCTGTTATCGATGGGTAGAATGCCATGGTTAGCCTTCGCCGTATAGCATCGTGGCCTGATCAGATTGAGTCTTGGACGCGCCGATTTCCATGTCAGTGATCTGTAGGCTTACGCTCATGTCTTTGCCACCCTGCGTTTCATATGCGCTGGTTGACTTAACAAAAGCTTTTGCCATGATCATCATCGGGGCACCAACTTGTGGCAATGCAGTAATGCCAAGCTTTTCTAGCTGATCCTTTTCAAGACTGATGCACAGGCCGTATGGATACATCGGCTCTTCCATTTCAATCTCACCCGGCTTTTCTTCGCGCTCGGGCTTTTGCTTCATGTTAATCATTGCCATTTCAAATCCCCTTAAGGTGTGTTGTAACCGCTGAACATATCAATCACGTTGGTCAATGCGCTTGGCTCGGTTGTCTGGGCCGCAGCAAGGTCCTTGGCAGCAACAGCGCTTTGCATCATTTGCTCTTGTTGCGCACGCTCCGCTGCCGCAGCATTACGCGCCTCGCGAATCATTGCAACGTTCTCATTTGCAACGATCATCTTCGGATCGACACCAAGCATGTCAGAGTAAGCGTCGGCCCACTCATCAGCATTGAATTTGTCCAGCACGTCTGGCTTGATCTGTGCGACAACGCCGAGGTTGCCGACGAATCGATCGACACTATTTGTGCCGATGGCTCGTTGGGCCTGTGCGAGCATTGACACGAACTCAACGTTTAGCTCCATGCCTTGCAACTCCTGTGGCGGCGGGGGCAAGACATTGGCCTCAACCATGCGGTTGAACGTCATCTCGATGAGAGGGTCGAGAAGTTCGTTATGCAAGCGCTCAAGCACTGGGCCGAGCATGAGAAGCTTTTCCTCATGGCGCTCGGCAACCTCGGTCGCTGTCATACGGGTGTCTGTTGCATTAGCAAGCATCAAGAACAAGTCAGCATAGAACGCACCGCGCACACGCTCGCGCACGTCTTGGATATCCATCAACAATGCATTCAGATCAAGGTTGACCTGAAACGCTGATCGAATTCCACCGCCTGCTGTGTTGGCATCAACAAACGAAATACCACCGGGCAACGTGTCAACATCGCGGTTCTTCATCGATGTCGGCACTTGCAATGGCGGCTTGGTTTGATAGTCAATGCACTGCGCCTTGCGTAGCTGCTCATGCTGCAATTGCTTGACGTCACCAAGCGCTTCCATGCCGGGGCTGTGACCATAGATGTCACCACCAGTTGTGGCCCAGCGTGGAGCAACAACAGGGAAGTCAACAAAGCCAGATTCTCGCAAGTACTTGCCCGGGTTGGACCCAAGCTCAAAGTAATACGATCCGTAAGGCATGTTCATTGAGTCGCGCTTGTTTGGGTCTCGGTCTTCGCGTGGCTCGATTGCATGAATAATCGTGATCCATGTATCAAGCTGGCCTCGATCGTACAGGTTTTTGACTGTCGTGCTTACCTTGTCGATGCCAAACTCTTTAACGATTTCAGCAACGGTCTTTTCAAACTCACGATAGAGCGTATTGACTCGGCCTTGATAATCAGTCGCAAGGGCGTACTCGCCAATGGTTTGCGGGTAGTGATGAATGACGTTGTTGTAGTCTGGCAGCACGATGGAAGATGCGGTACCGAAGGCGCCAAGCTCTTCATACATTGTGTGCAGCGCGCGATAGGTATTTGACTTCTGAAACACCAATTGCATGCGGCTCTGTACATCATCAAGCCATAGCTTCACAGGCTGGAATTCGTTTAACTGTGGGTCGGATGTCCCAAGGCGAAACCATTGACGTGCAGGCGATGTTGCACCAGCCATCATGCCAGCGCCAAGAACACGCAGAGAGCGCGTGCCAGTGTTGTCATAGATGTTGTTGTGCCTGCGCCAGCCTTTGTCACGGTCCTGAACAAAGTATCTGCCAGAACGTGGCAGCAAATAGCTAGAGATTTCTTGCCAATGCGCCCACCATGATGAACGCTCTTGCTTAAGCTGTCCCCAACGGGTTAACAGCTTGTCGCGCTCTGGCGGTTTAGGCGCTTTAGGCGCACCTGTTGGTTGCTTCATATTTAACCACCCAAGAGAGTTGACTTACCAAGGCTTAATGACGCTGGGTCAACACCTGTTGGCCCGGTCAGCATTGTACCTGTCACACCACCTTTAGCTTTCTGTTGTGCTTGAGAGATCAACGACGCGCTATCTGGTGCGCGCGCTGCTGCTTTGTTGATTGCTGTTTGTTGAGTTTCTTCAACCTGTTTCATTCGCGCGGCCTCTGCTTCTTGGGCCTTGCGTGTGTCTACAGCCTGCCGCTCTTGCAATGCCAAGGCCTCACTCTGGAGTCTAGCCTGCTCTGCTGCGCTGGCCTGCTGTGATGCGATAGACTCACGCTGAATTACTTCTTGCTGCTGATTGGCCTGTTGCTGTTGCTGCAAAGACTGTTGCTGCATAGTCTCTTGCTCTTTGCGCGCCTCGCGCTGGGCAGAAGCTGCACGCTCACCAGAATAGACTGTGTAAGCTGTCGTAGCCGCTGCTGCTACTGCAATGATTGGTAACGCTGCTGGCATGGTTAAAACTCCTTCATATAAACGGTTTCTTCAAGCTTGGCACCTGTCCTAATCAGCAATGAATCCATGGTTGTATTAGGCTTGGAATGCCAGAGCATAAACTTCGCCCCCATTTCCTTGCACTTCTTTTCAACCCTGTTGATAAGTTTTAAACCAGTCGAGCCAACCCTATACTTTTTTCTCAAAAACAAAATGTCGTGGTTGCCGTACATAAAACCATAATGCAAATGAGGCAAGACAAAAGCAATGCAATAGCCAACCATTTCATCATCATCAAAAGCCCCAAAAGCAACTAGATAGCCAGAATCTTCCAGCGTCTTATATGCGTCAACCATTGGCTGCGGCGCAGTACTAGACAAGTTGCTTTCGTTTTCCTTCCAATGCTCAATGAATAAAGAGGCCATCTGGTCAGCGCATTCTGTCGCAACAATTGGCTTAACAATTATCAAAACGCACCCCCGATGGTTGCAATCTATTTCCCAAAATACCACTTACGGGTACCTTAAACGTTGGAATACGGGTCATATTCTTTCTTGTTGCGACCCCCAAACTCCATCATTATTGAGCGCTTTGGCGTGGTCATAAGGGCCAGAACGTAAGCCGATCCATAGTCAGGTGAGCGCCCAATCTTGTCGATGATCTCTTCGCGACTTGCCACAGCGATGGTTTGCCCAATTAGTTTCCATGTGGGGGCGCACAGGTCAGCCAGCAGTGCAGGATCAGGAGGCAAGCATATGCCCTCGTTGTTGGCTGGGTCGAGCGCCTCACGCATGCGCCACCAAAGCTCTGACCGCTGGTTTCTGAATTTAAGCCTGCCTGACTTATCAAGGCCAAGCGCGGCCTCGGCAACGTTCACGCCAATGACCTGCTGGTTTGACTCGTTCAGGAAGTCGTAAGGGCTTGAGCCAACCCCGATAACATCGATGTGAATAGGCGCTCGATCACGCAGCGCAGAGATAGCCAAGCCAGCCACTGTTGGGCCATCAGGCGTCGCGGTGCCGGGATAGACCAGCGGGACATCAAACCAATTGTCATGACGTCGTGCAATGATCGTCTGGTCTTTGCCGCCTCGGGCCACGTCAACGCCCAATGAGTCCATAGGCAAGAGCTTGTCAGGACGCGTCCAGCGCGCTTGAGCGGCCTCAACCCATGCCGTAGGTATAACTTGCCATGGATCGTCTGCCATACCCGCTTGGAAGTCTCCGTATAGCATCTGTGAGCGCAGTGGCTCTGGCAATGATTGAAGCTGGGCCATGTATCCGGTTCCCATTAGGTAAGGGTTGTCGCTTATTCGCGACGGTATGAAGGTCCGAGACAATGGCTTGATCATCTCACCATTATGGTCAAACTCTTCGCCTGATTTGACCTCGACGTCTTTGCCATCGATCGTAGCAAACCATCGTAGCTCGCCCGGCTCTGCTGGGTTCGGATGTTTCTTGTCCAGCCATGGCGCAAAGAATGTGATGATCCAGCGGCCTTCTGCTGTGGTTGGCGGGTTGAATGTGAATAGCGCTTGGCAACGCTGGCCCGGTGTTGTGGTGCGCAGCCAGCCAAGCAGGAACCTGACTTGCTCTTCGCGCATGTTCGCGGCCTCATCGAACACCAGCAAGTCGTGCGGCCTGCCTTGATACTTCTTTTCATCACCAAGGTTTGGGAAGGAACCAAACTCAATCTGGATAGGAACGTTGTCAGTTCTGCGTAAGCGCCAGATATTGTTTTGACCGTTGTACCCGGTGCGGTTACCAATCAAATCGGTGAATCGGTCGATAACTCCAGTTAGCTCGGTACCATTCAGACGAAAAATCCCAACCTTCCTGTGCTGGGTTAGTGACTTGCCACACGCGAGGTCCGTCTTCCCGCCCCC